TCAACTCTAATCTTGTTGAGTGTTGATTTAATCTCTCTATCATCTGGAAATAACCCATGGTGCCGAGTGCCACAATTATGATCAGGCTGGCAACCGTCTTCATAGGCATTTGCACGGCGGCCTCTTCCGAAATGTTTAAAGGTTTATTACTCATGTTTTCTTCTTATCATACATCTCGTAAAACATATTGTCACTATCCTCAGTTACAAAGTCCGTATCTTCTGCATCCCAATATGTATTTTGGACTTTATAGTCAGGCCAACTGTTATCAGTAGTATAGCTATTAATGTGCCACAGAATACGATTATTAGGCTGAGCTGCATAATTGCCGTTATCAAGCTCCAATATATGTGCACACTTATGTTCTTGAGGAATTTCAGAGTGTTCTGTATCCAATATATTAACGTCTGGATGTGCCCAATCAATCGTAAATAAATATTTACCATGATAAAATTTTTTGTCTAAGCCGAGGTATTTGCCCTTTACACCATCCAGCCAATCAAAACAAGTAACACTAGGCCAATAACTAAAACTGTTCCACAATTCCAATTCATGTACTTGCATATTCGGCACGTCGGATCTATCAAAAGTTTTTTGATAAAACGCTGATATAGGGAGACGCCAGTAACACGCACCATTTGGTAACATGATGTTAAATAAGAGTGCACGCCCTGATATCGATGTGAGACCGAAGATAACACAGTCTTCACTTTCTCCGTGATGTTTTTTAAGATCATAAAGATACTCCTTTCTAATTTTGCAATATATTGGGGGTAGATTTGCGTTCAGATAAGACATGTTTATATTTTTCTCTCCAATATTTTTCTCTTTCTAAAACTCTAATTCTATATTCAATTTTATCAATACCCAATATTTTCTTTAACCAATTTAACATTTCCATCTTCTTCTTGCTGCACATATTCGTTTTTCAGGAGTCTTGCTACAATTAATATTGTGCATCTTCATCTGACCTTTTGATCTTCTACAATAAGAAGCTCTTCTTTTTGCAGCTTTTGAACCTTTCTTAACTTTTCCTGTTACTGCTGTCTTAAGTTTAGAACCAGGATTCATTCGTCTATACGCACGAACTCCTGCAGAAGTCATACCTGCACCTGATTTTGTGGATCTAAAGTTTCTTTTGTTTCTTGCAGGCATTCCGCCTTTTGCGAAACCATCGATCTCTATACCTAAGTCAGCATAGTAATCCATTTTAAGCCTATGTTGTTAATCCAGGTCCTGAATATTTATCTGTCAACAAAGTGTAAGCAGTTACTTTAGTTTTTGTTTTACAAAAAACTCCTTTTGGAAAAAGGATTCCGTCTTCTGGAAAATTAAAATTAATTACATCTCCAGATGGTACATCAGCTTGGAACAAAGTAGTTCCTGAGTTTGATGTAGTAGACAGCTCTAAAGTTCCAGCTCCTGTGCCATCAGATGCAACGATAATTCCTCGTAACCTTACAGGTTGAGCAATAATTGCGGTAGTGCCTGCTGCGGCTACAGATCTTGTTGCTTGTATATCACTTTTAAAACTCATGTGTTCTCCTAGTTTGTGGCTCCCGAAGGAGCCACTAATTTAATATTACGCAAATTGTTTGTAATTAATTATAAATGCAAAATTACCAACCGCAGATGCGTTTGTTGTAGTAGTGATCTGACAGAAAATACTTCTTGCAGCACCACTTACATTTGCTCTTGGAGACGCAGCTGGAGAAGCATCGCTTCCAGTCGTATCTAAAAGAGTTGTAGGATAGTGAGCACCCGCAGGTACAGTTGTTCCAGCATCAAGAATTTGATCAGTGATAGCAGCAACTAATTGTGCTCCACCTGTAGCTGTTCCAACTTTAAAACCAATGTCACCTGAAGCAACAGTTGGTGCAGATGTACAAACTATTTGAATTGAAGTTATTACCGTGTTGTTTGGTTGTGAGAATTCAACTTCGTTTGTTCCAGCAGTTGCTGCACAAGGTACGTTAGTGATTCCTTGACCAATCATAAGAGTTCCTACATAGTTTCCAGATGAATCTATTTGGAAGTTATTTGTAAAAGCTCCAGTTGTTGAGTTTTTCGTTGCTCCAATAAAACCGTTCTCCGATCGTACCGGTCCCGAAAAA